GAAACAATAGGAGATATCATGGGTTTGAGAGAACTTTTTGATGAGTTTGATACTTTTCAGTGTCCTATATTACAGATACCAAGAAAACACTCAGAAACAGATGAATCTTATATACAATCTCTTTTGTCTGTGTCATTGATTTTAAAAGACCAAAGAATTGTTCTCAATAAGAAAATAAAAGAGATAAGAACAGTATTAAATAAAATAAGGGAGAGAAAATAATGAATAAATTAAAAGTAGCAATGAATGAGTTTCAAAAACAAGCTGTTCATGCAACAAAAGGCGGAGTTAATCCGCATTTTAAATCAACATACTCTTCTTTGGAAGATGTTATAGCTGCATTAGAACCCGCTGCTCAACTTGGGTTAATCTATACTCAGAGCATAGGTTTTAGTGATACGCACACTTGGGTTAAGACAGTAATTAGTCATGTAGATGATGATGCTGTCATTGAATCAACTGTGCCAGTTATAGTTAGAGATGCAACTTCGGCCCAAGCACTTGGCGCAGGAATTACATACGCAAAAAGATACGGATTACAGTCTTTATTTGCATTGCCTTCTTATGATGATGATGGAAATGCCGCAGAAAAAGCTCCTGAAGTTAAAGTTACTGGGAATGTTAAAAAAATAGCAGACTCAAAAGACAAGACTAAAACTGTTGAAGAACAATTAAAATCTGGAGGTATAAAAGATGGACAAACCAATGAAATTGCACTCGGAAAAGCATTACAACCTAAGAAGTAGTGCCTTTAAAGACTACGCTTTTGGTTTGAAATATAAATCTGCTGGGCAGTTCTATATGTCGCCAACCGAAAGACAAAGAAGATTAGAGCATGACCTTAATGGCACGAATCCAACCATGCCAGAACGGGCCTTACCCTATATCGAGTACGGAAATGAGCATGAAATGAGCGGTATAGCTAAATACATCTTAGTTAGTAAAAAGATGTGTAAAGACTATGGCGATAATCAGCAGAATTATGTAATTCAAGACTGGTTAAACCTAAAAGAAGAGGTTGTGGTAGATATTTCCACAACTCCCGATGGTTTAAGCCTGGATGATAGCCGCTTAATTGAGGTAAAATGCTCTAAAATGGGCCAGGGGTTATATCCTGAGTTCCCAAAACAGTATTTACCTCAAATTGCAGGTCAAATGATGATATTAAACATGCTTGGAATACCTGTAAAAAGTGTAGACCTAGTTAACTGGAACCCTACCGAGTCTAAAATATGGAGATTTGAAAAGGATTCTGATTACGAGCAATATCTGATTGATAATTTAGAGCATTATTCGTTGGCCCTTCTCGGAAAACACGAGCTTGGCAAACCAGTGAAGTATGAAAAAGAGATAAAAACTAACTTAATATACGGAGAATGATATGAAAACTGAATATTTTACATTATGGATAAGCAATGAAGTTAAAGAAGAACCTGAAACAGCAGCATTTTTTGACATGATTGACAGGAAAAAGCAGGAAAGCGGTAAAAATGTACCTTTATTTAGCAATAAAGAGGTAGAAGATAGCAATAAGCAAAACACAAGCCCAAAAACTTATGACAATATTGCTGTTTTTGTTAATAAATCTCAAAAAGGTACAATGTACGGCAATCTTGCTTTGAAATTTGAGAAACCCGCAGGAAAAGATGAGAGCGTATTTGCTAAAGAACCCGTAAGAGAGTCTGTTGAAGAAATGGATGAGGTTCCTTTTTGATGTCAAAGGGTAGTAAACAGCGCCCTACCAGTATCCCTGATAAACAGCTTGGGGAGAATTGGGATAAGATTTTCAACGGAGTTAGTGTTGAAAACGCATGGCAAAAATACATAGCAGAACTTGCGGCCCAAGAGCCAGGCCGAGTTTTTTCAAAAGAAGAACACGATAGTTTTGCAAAAGCATACAAGGAGGAAAATTGTGAGCAAATATGACCCAGAGTATTATTTAAAAAATAAAGAGGTTATGTCAGCAGCAAACAAGGCTTGGTATTTAAAAAACAAAGCTAAAATCTTGGACTCGGCTAAGGAAAAAAGAAAAGCCAGGACAGAGGATGATGTTGTATCAGACAAAGAGAAGAGAAAAGAGTATTACGAAGCAAACAAAGATAAATTCTTAGAGAATAGTAGGAAGTCTTATAGAGATATGAGAGAGAAACTAGCTAGACTTGCTGAGTATGAAACTAGGACCTTATCAGATAATCTTGGCGGGAAAGAGTTGACAGAGGATAAGGAATAGTTTTTTTATTGGGGAGGATATTTTTCCTTCCCTTCCCCTCCCCTTCATTTTTTTAAGATTGTTTTTTTTATTTTTTTTTAAATTTTTTCAAATTTTTTTAAATTTTTTCAAATTTTTTCAAATTTTTTCAAATTTTTTACATTAGTATATTAGTACATTCTAATATTCTAATATTCTAATATAAGCATTTCATTATATTCTATGTTTCATGTGAAACATAATCTATATGAAAATAAAACTTGCAATATGTATCCATAGGCCCATAATATCTATATGAAACTTAATAAAGGAAATAATGACATGGCGACTAAAATACTTGATAAAGTTACTAAGGACACAATCCCTAGTAAAAATGACTTAGAATGTATGTGGTTTGATTTAATGACTACTCATTCTCATAATAACGGAAAAGAAACAGAAACATCTTTAGAGGTAAATTCACAAGCAATTGAAATAATGAGCATGAAGCTATTTATTAGAGAAGCTTG